AGTGTTCCGTCATAGTCAAAACTTATTTTCTCCTTTGCTAATTTTGTATTATAAGCATCTTGACAAATTGCAGAACGTTGATTAATATCGTACTCGTTTATCATAACGTGGTCTAACATACATCGTTTAACAAAGTCGCTTTTTGTTTCGTCTTTATTTGGTTTCGGTATCGGCATTTTCTTCTGTTTGTTCTGGACTGTACTCGTTGTAAATTACTCTTAACTTACTTACTAAATCACGAAGACAACTTGAACAGGTGCTGAACGTTAATTTTTGGTTTAATACTCTGTTGTTAATTGCTATTAGACTTGTTTGTTCATCGCTTGTAAGTGTGTTCGTGTTTTGCTTAAAATAAGCGTCTAACGTGTTAAATTCGTCTTCTGTTAAACACAACGGTTTTGCATACGGAAATAGTTTGTTTAACTTTTCTTTACGTTCATCGCATCCGCAGTCTTCACCTGCAACAAATTTTACAAGTTTATCAATTCCTGTTGCTTCTGTAATCTTTGCGATTGTATCGCCTAATCCTTTACTTTTCATTTTTTCTTTTTTATTAGTTCGTAATCTTGGTTTATAAAATCTTCGTAGTCTTCTCCTACGTTATTTTTAATTCGTTTTTTACAAGTCTTTACAGTGTTAAATATACTTGTTACACTTATGTTTGTTTCACTACTTATTTGTCTTAAACTTTTATTCGTGTTTTTGTATAACTCAAATAATTGTTTGTCGTACCAGTGCCAACTTTCGCACTCTAAATCTACGTTATTCAGCAAGTCGTTATAAGCTTCGTTTTCTTCTGTGTTGTTTTCTTCTGCTAAATTATAAACATCGTCTAAAGGTATAAATTTAATTTTGTTGTTTTTGTTCACGTGCTGAAGGAAAGTATTTTTTAAAGCTAACCACATATAACCTTTGCTTATGTTTCCGTCTTTAAATAGTTTTTCTTCGCTGCTCCATTTCATTAACATAATATAAGTTTCCTGTACTATGTCTTCAGCAAAAAAATACTCTCCAAAAGTGTTAACCATTTTAACCCATTCGTTGTGATGCTTCGCAACTTTATTTAACCATTCCAATATTTCATTGTTTAGATATTAAGCAAATGTATGATTAAATTTTCAACAATAACCAAACAAATTTATTAACAATTAGTTGTGTAGAACAAAACAACCTGAAAATAACCTTTTGAAAGGTTGGTTTAACCTATTGAAAGGTTGGTAACAAAAAAAGCGCAAACAATTAAGTCTGCGCCTACAACTAACAAAGTATAAACGCCATTAAAACGAGCGTCTATACGGCTGTTATTTATTTACGAAGTAATCTATTTTTTTAAGCGTTGAAAGTGAAACGTCTTTGCCCTGAAGAAAATTTGTAAGTTGGAAAAAATGAAATTTGTTTCCTTTGTCCTGTATTTCTTTTACGATGCTGTTTCGTTTTTTAAAAGCTAAAATCTTTTTTAATTCAGTTCGTAACTGTTCGTCTTGTATGTGCATAATTAAAATGGTAAATCGTCATTTGCATCTAAATTAACATAACTTGGTTGTTTTAAAGTTCCGTTAATTTGTGGCTCATCTGTTTTAATATACGGCTCACTAAAACTTGCCGACATAAATTTAACTCCTTTCGCTGAAGTTTTCATCCATAACGCTACTTCCATATCCTTGCCGTTTACGTTTACTTTACCTTTGTAGTCAGGATGATTGTCGGCTTTTTTGTTGTCGTTCTTAAAAATTGCACCTGTGTTGTTTCTTGTTTCCATTTTTATTTATTTAGATTGTTTGTATTCGTGTTTTAATCGCTCCAAGTAAAGAACAAAGTCCATTGCTTCTTCCTGTGCGTGTGTAAGCCATTCTAACGTGGTTAAATCGGTTCGCTCTAACGTTGTTTGGTATTTCTTTATTCCTGCTTCGGAACGTTCTTTGAATTTAGCCATTACGCTTAAAACGTTTTTGTCTTGTATTTGTATGTTCATATTTTAAAATTTACCGCGTCCTGTGAATATTTGACATTTTATTACTTCTTTGTTTATAAAACAAATGTAGTTCCATAGTTTTTTAATTCGTGTTTTCATATCAACCAAGTTATTAATCTTACAAACCCTACTATTGCAAAGGTGTAAACTAAAATTGTAATAATTGTTGCTATTGTTTTCTCTTTCATATTGTTTCAATTAAACTGTTAAAATAAATATTTGCTTCTTCAACCTTTGTTTGTATTTCCCAAATTACAGTTTCATCACGTTCTATTTTAAAGACTTTTACTTTTGTTTGTTCTGGAAGGTGGTCAAAGTTATGTTTCTTTTCTACGTATTCTCTAATTTCTGCGTCTTCGTCAATTTTAAATTGTTTCCAATGTTCACGTCTAATTTCGTCTTCAACTATTTCTAAAGGTGTGTTTACTAAACAATAACAAAGTAGTGCTTCGGTCTTGCCTGTTAGCCACATATAGCCCTGTAATTGATAGTAGTAATCTTTTGTAGGTATTTCGTCTTCAAAGAACGGAAACGTGTGTGCTTCGTAACTGCATTTTATGTCAAGTAAAATTTCATTCGTGTTTACGTCGGGTGTTCCTGTAATCCATTCGTTGTTAAAGTGTTCTTCGTTCTTAAATATAAAACCTAATCCTAAAACATCGTTTACTAAACTTATTGCTTCGTCTTCGCATTGTAAACCTTTGTCCGTGTAGCGTGAACTAAACTCTTTTTTAATTCCGTATTTTTCTTCTAAAACAAGTTCTTGGATGTAACTTTTTGCTGTTTTGCTTAATGTTTCGGTCTTGGTGCGTGGAGCGGTCATCAACCGCCCCAATGCTGAACAACGTATTTTCATACTTCTAACGTTTTTAATTGTGCAGGTGTTAAACTAAACTTTGTTGTTAGTTCTTCAACTGTATATTCTCCTTTGCTAATTGCGTCAATAGCTTTTTGAAAACGTGCGTTGTCTATTGTAGACTTTTTTGGTTCGTGTTTTACTTGTTCTCCAGAAGCGTCTGTATCTTTGTCCGTAACTAAACCAAGCATTGAACTTAAAGCATATCTACGCAAGTAAGTAATTGCACTACCTAAAACTTGGAACTCGTTCATTCCTTTTAAAATTACTCCTTGTGGTATGTCAATTTTACTTTCAATACTTTCAGCACTTTCAACGTGAAATAAACAAGTTGCAATTTGTGTTCCGTTAATTAGTTGTGTAAACCCTAAACCGTGTTTTTTTAGTAATGGATTAATTACTTCAAAGATTTTCGGCAAGTCTGCGTAAGTGTAACCGTAACCTTGTGTTGCTTTGTGAATAACAGGAACTTCTTGTTGGAACGCTGCTAAACTTTTAAATAAATGTTTCATAGTTAAATAATTTAAGTTAATAATATATGCAAATATAAGAATAGTTATTTAATAAACAACTATTTTTTTAATTTATTTTTATAAATTTCTATTAATTCTTTTAATTCGTCTTTTGTCCATTTTTTAACATCGTGTGCTTTCGCCTGAAGCTCCATTAATCTTTGCGCTCCTATTCGTTTTTCTATGCCTATTTGATAGTTAAGTAGGTTACCACTTAAATAAGTGTTACAGGCTTCGCATTGTAAGTGTACGTTGTCTTCGTCAAACCTTACGTTACTGTGTCCACCTTGTGAGTAATAGTGTCCTGCATTTTCTTTTTTACAAGGTTTGTTGCACGATATACAATTTAGTCCATTGTCACGAAAACGAATAAATTTATTAAACACCTGTTGAGCAATTTTTAAATAATCGTTTGCAGTTTTTAAGTCTTCAACTAATTTCTTTTTTTTCTTGTTCCATTCCTTTAGTTTCTGCGCTTCAACCATTGCTTTTATACATTCGTTTTTTAAACAAAACTTTTGCAAGGTGCTGAACGGTATAAATTCTTCTTTGCAATTAAAACATTTTTTAGTTCGTGTTTTCAAAGTTCTGCGTTATTAAATTCTATAATTTTTTTTAAGTCTTTTACATCCTGTTTTAATTCTAAATTTATGAGTTGTAAATCAAAGTTAATTTGTTTTGTCGCTCTAAATTCTTTTTCTAACGTTTGGTAAACTAACATTGCTTTTTTAATTTCGTGTAAACTTTGCTCCATTGAACTTATTAAATCTGTTCGGTTAGGATGTTTCGTTTTTATGTCTTTAATGCTTACTTCAAGTTTTAAACAAGTGTGGTTTAAGTTAATTCTACTGCTCAATAAGTCAAGTTCCATTTTAAAAAATATTTAAGTTAGTTTTTGATGTTGGTCTAAATTCCGAAATTACGTCTTTTCCGTAAACTTTAAAACCTAAACCGTAATTGTATTCGCAATAAACAGGGTCGTTAAGTCCTGTATGTTTTCCGCCTGTGTCTACGTCTTTTATTTTTTCAGTAGAAACCCAAGTTACAAATTTCATAACATCGTGCTTAATTAGTCTGTGAACTACTATCATATCGTCACAACGGTTTGTAAATGCTTTGCCACCTTCCACGTGGTCTTTTAACGGTGCTTTTAAATGTCCTTTAAAGTCTCCTTCAGTATAAATATTAGAACTCCTTCCGCTTTCAGTATTTGGATGAGTGTTTATGTAAATTGTCATTCCTGTTTTGTTTACAAATTGTCGAGCTGCATTCATAAATTGATAGTTACCTTCATAAGTCATATTTCGGTCAAGTCCTGTAAATGGGTCAATTAGTGCAACATCGCATTCGCTTTGTTCAAATATTTTAAATAGTTCTTCGTGTTTGTACAGGCGGTCATTTTTTACAAATGTAAAGTATTGCTCTAAATATGCGCTGTAGTTTCTAATTTCATCGTGGGTTAATTGTTTAAAATTTATTCCTGCATACATCTGTATTAAATCTCGCAAAATTTGTCCGTGTTGATTTTCTCCGCTCCAAATAATAAACTTTAATTTGTGTTTAAGTGCAAGTGCTAAAAAATACCAATTTATAAAATAAGTTTTACCAACGTTGTCGTGTCCTAAAATTATATTTACTTGTTTACGTTTAAATTTTAAATAGTCATCAAGTCCATTCCCAAGTTCTAAACCGTGTTTAATTTTGCCGTCCCTGTAGTTCAATAAATACTCTAAAGCACTTCCGTTATTTAATAAGTCCATATTTTCTTGCTTTTATTTCTTCAGGTGAAATACCTTCGGAAGTTGGTTCGTTTTTCTGTAGCCATTTTACAGCCGTTAAATATAAACTTTTATATTTAGTATTTCCCTTATAATTTTCAATGTCGTTTAAAACGTTGTTTATTTGAGTAATTGTATGTTTATCTAATAACTTTTTTACTTCGTCTTCAGAAATAGACAAATGAGCGAAGCTCCTATATATATCTTTTACATTTACATTAACACTATCATTAACACTTACAGCTATGTTTGCTATAGGTTTTATGCGTTTGCTATCGTTTGCTATATTTTGCCATCTTTTTGTTGCTCCTGCTATTCCTGCATCACTTCGTTTTTGTTTCTTATCGTCCCATTTTAATAAGTCACGTTTTAAACTTTGTTTAATTGGTTCAAATGCAATTTCAGTAATTAAGTCTTCGCAAGTTGGGTTTAAGTCATTTACATATTTTAAAATATGCTTAAACAATTTTCCTGCTTGTTCGTCTGTTAATTTTTCTATTGTATGTATTATGTCACTATACAATATAAACCCTTTTTTTTCTTCAGCCATATTAAATTTTTTATATAAAAAAACCCCTGTAAAATCCGTTGCGTCTAACTTCAACTTCATAAACAAGGGTAATAATTCCTTTTGTACTTATAATGTTAGACGAGTACAGTTGCAAATATAATAATTAATTCTAAATAACAGTTTTTTAAATTATAATTTGTTTAATACATTTAATTCATAAAATTTTGTGTTTATAAAATCAATAAACGCAAAAGAACAGCCACTTGTTTTACCTTTATAAACATCCATATATTTTTTATAATCATTACTATTTAATAATCTTGGAGACCTAAAAAAATCATTTTCAATCGGTATTGTTAAATTTGATTTTGCATCAAAAGCATCAGGTTTATAAAATTTTAAATCTTGTAATTTACAAAGTTTTTTATTTTTTAATAATAAAAGCAAATTAATATTACAGCTATATTCTAAATTTTTATAATTCTCATAACATTCTTTTTCAATGCCCGAACTATTTTTTGCGTCAATTAAAATAGATTTGTTTTTACCTACTATTGTATAATCAGGGTAATATCTTATAAATTTTGAAGTAACATCATTTTTAAATTTTACTTTATTTACTGCATCTTCATTACTTTTATAAAATTCGTATCCACTTTCGAAATAAGATATTTTATTCTCTTTTAAAAAATCATTAAAAAAATTTGTTAAAATATCTGAATACTCTATTCTTTTTTTAAATTCGTTCATAAGTCCCTATTCTTTTAATAATATCAATACAGTATTGTTTATCAATTTCTGCATTATAACTAATCCTGTTCATTTTTTCACACATTAATAAAGTTGTTCCGCTTCCTGCAAAAACATCAATTATAATATCTTTTTCATTAGTAAACATATCTATTAAATGTATCATAAAATCATAAGGTTTTCTGCCTTTATGTTTTGTGTCTTCAGTTTTTGAAATATCTATATTTATTTTCCAAAAGTCTTGCGATATTTTAGGTTTAACTTTTCCAAAAATAGATGTTTTAATTACATTTGCATAGCCACATTTTCCGTGTGTCATTCCGTTTGTTATCCAACAAAACATTTCCCAAATATAATTCATATTAGTTTCTTTGTAAAAATTGCAAGTGTTCCACCCGCCAGGTGTTACCGCTACAACATCAGCATAATTTTCTATATAATCTAATTCCCATTTATAATCAAAATCCCATTTGTCTACTCCTGCATTATAAGGCGGGTCTGCAAAAGCAAATTTAGCTTTAGGTAATTTTTCAATAAATTCTTTATCTGTATTACTGCCAAAATATAAAAATTGTTTGCCTACTTTATACCATCCTTTTTCAATAGCAGTTTCAATATTTTTTAATTTTATATTTGTTATGCTTTCAATTATTTGTTTTTGTTCTTCTTTTTTTTCTGCTATTTGTATTTGCTTTTCTTCTTTTTTTATGTCTTTATACGCTTGGTTAATTGTTATTTCATTATTTAAAACTTTTTCTTCAAGTTCAGGTGTTGCTTTTTTAAATACAATGTCTGCCATTGCAACTTTTCCTGTACTCCAATTAAGTGTTTTTGCTATTATTTTTTGTGTGTTATGTTTTGGTTCTAACTTTTTATCAACTATTGATAAAATGTCTGTTCTTGTTCCTTGTGTTTTTTTACCTTTTTCTAAAAGTATTTCTTTTTTAATTTGCTGTAATTTATACTTCCAACCATCCGTTAAATTTCTCCTTCCGTTTTGATTGTCTATCATCCAAAGTTTTACTTCGTTTTCGTCTTTAAAACGTTTTGCTTCAGTTTCGTATTCTAAATTCCAACGTGTAGCAATTTCATAACGGTTGTGTCCGTCAATTATAAACCCGTTCCAAGTTATTATTTTTTCTCGTATTCCTTCGTCTAAACAATTTTGTTCAAGTTGTTTAAATTCTTCAGCAGTTAGTGCTGGTATTAATTTTTTAAATTCGTCTTTTATTTGTATCATTTTTTTTTCTTTAAAGTTAATAAAATTTATTTCTTATTCTCAACTGAATTTTACGCAAGTCTTTTAAATTTTTTGCTTCTTTTATTTCTTTACGTAAGTCAAGTTCTGGACGTTCTAAACTCAAAAGCAATTTATAGTATTCTATGTCGTGTAAAAATAACTTGTCGTTTGTCTCAACTAAGTCTTGGTAAGTTTTTAAACCGTGTAGAATAGTTGCGTGGTTCATATTAAACATACTTCCTATTCCTTTTAGTGTGTGTCCGTCTTCGCGTAGCTTCCTAAACAAATAAATTCGCCTGTGTACTATTTCACGTTTTCGGTTTTTCTTTGCAAGTCCGTCTTGTTCGATTATTTCTTTTATTAGTTCAATCATTGTTCCGTATTTTTATAGGTTTCGTTGTAGTAATCTTCAAACTCATCTTCTTCCCAACCACCAACGTATGGGCAACTTGCATCTCTCATTTGTTTCTTTTCAAGTTCTAAATATTTGTAAAAGTGGTTAATAAATTCTTTACCTTCTGTTGTGTAAACATTAAAAAGTTGTGGATGTAATTTTTCTAAATCGCTAAATACTTGCTGTAGTGCTGTTTTCATTTTTCTATTTGTTTAATTTCTAAAATAATTTCGTCGTTTTTTTGTATTAAGTTTTTAACGTGCTGAATATCGTATGCTTCAACTATTCGTGTTTCTAACTTAACAGGTGCGCCAACATACGCATATGTTTTAAAAGTTGCTTTAAATCGTTTCATAGGTTTTTGTATTTGGTTTTCGTTTTTTTTAATTCTACATATTTCTAAATAAAGGTGTAAATCAAATGAACCCCGCCATTGTCGTTGCCACCAATCCATTTGCTCGTATATCGTTCCTGTGTTCATAGTTCGTGGTAAAAATTATAATTACTTTCATCGTTACTTGCTTTCCATTCCCAAAAATTATAATTTGCTAAATCTGAATTTATAATTTCCTGCATTTCTAAACGTAAATCTTCTAAAATACGAACCCCTAATAGATGCGGTTGTAAATTGTCGTCTGTTTCTGTTAACCATTTTTGACTAACTTCAACATCTAATTCAATAAACGCATACTCACTTACTTCATCGTAATCGTTGAACTCCCAAGTTCCAGCTATTGAATAAGTCCAACCTGTAAACTCGTAGGTTAATTCCCAACCCCTGTTCC